CTTTCATTCTACTTGAAGAACAAATATTCAAATAATCAATATAAATGATATCAGGTTCAAACGATTTCTTTAATTTTAACTCATTCAATAAAGCACGAAAGTGACCAGCGTGAGCTGATCCAGTCGGATATTCTTTAATAATAAGTTTACCATTTGTTTTAGATGAAAGGCCACGGACTCTTTCCGCAAACATCTCTTTACTGAGATGTTCTAATTGATCAATTGGTATATCAAGTAAGTTTGCGTCAATTCTTTCCGCTATTCTTTCTTCTGCCATTTCCATAGTAAGATATAAAACATTCCTACCCTGGTTTAAATTAGCAGCAGCACAGTGACACATAAATAAAGATTTACCAACACCAGTACCAGCAAGACAGACATTAAGACTTTTGTTTGGAATACCTCCCTTTGTAATCTTGTTAAAGTAGTCAAGATCGAAAGGTAATCTTTCTTCGTCACGGTGGTAGAATTCAAATCGCTCTTCAAAGTTTTCAATATAGTCGTGACCGATGTTGGGGTCGAACGAGACGCCGAGCGCTTTCGTGAGAATATCCGGTAAAGCATTTTTTGTTAAACTCTGATGTTTGCCATCAATGATGGAGATTGATTCCATAACAGCATTATATAAAGCACGATCTTGACACCATTTTTCTGTAGTATCATTTAGCCAAACTTCATCAGACTGTTCTACTTCAAATAAACTAGGTATAATTTCAACAGCGTGTCTATACTGTTCGTCATTATAGTTATCAGCCTGATCAATTTCAATCTTAAATGCTTCCGCTGTCGGAAGTTTATTATACTTTGCAACAAACATTCCTGCTTGTTTAAATAACATCTTATAGACGCCTTCAAAGTAATCGGGTTTTACGAAGGGAAGAACCTTTCGCATATATTTTTCGTTAGTAAGAATATTTTTAAGAACAACTTGTTCTATATTAGTGTTCAAATTTACACCTCTTTTAAATGAATTTCTTCTTTGTTTTCTATGGAAGATTCTAATATACTATATAATAAATCACCCGCAGCCAATTGTAAACCAATATCTTCGGCTGTAAGGTCTTCATCTGGTGCTGAGATAACCTCAAAGTCAAAATGTAAGTCCAGTTCTTCGTCTTTTTCTGGAGTCTTACCATCAACACGAATAGAACCATAACGAATCACAACCTCGTTAAACTCTCCTTCAAGTATTCTAACATTCCATACTTCATTAATATTTTCGTCTGATATTAATTCATAATCTTTATTTTCTATATACTTTCCCATTAATCTTCAACCACAATTTCATCCATATCAACAAGAGACTGGTGACCAATGCTGTATTGTTTCTTTAGGAAATCTTTAAAATCCGTTTCAGCAAAGATCGGATCCCAGAAGGACTTATCAAGAGTTCCATCGTACCGAACTTTAGGTCCAACCTCTCCAGTAGATTGATCAACAGCAGCATACCAGCCATTGGAAGGCTTAACAGCATAACCACCAGCAAGAGCACAATCGAGCAAGCCAGAATAAGACTTGACACCACCTTCCCAAGACACAGTAATAGGAATTTTTGACTTTTCTTTAACATATCGTGATTTCTCCACATTAATCACAAAGTGATAACCTTGAATCTCAGTACCCTTCTTATCTTGTTGACGACCAATAATCCAAATATTATCTGCACTATAGTATATACCAGTTCCACCAGATACAATAGCTTTAGGAAATAACCCAATCTCTTGATATGTATGATTTACGGCAATAAGTGGAATATTCTTCATAGCAAGATATGGTGTACTCATACGGAATAAACCCTTAAGTGCTTTAGCACGAGACATATCTGCCACTGACTTTTCATTCTTAGTATCTTCTAATTCTTTCTTTGATGCTAAGTTACCGATAGAATCAATAACAACCACAACTTTATCATTGCGATCTAATTCTTCTAGTTGTCCAATTAAATCAAATTTTAATTCTTCAACATTAGTAATAGGTGTGTGAAGAACACGAGATGTATCAACACCGAATTGTTCAAAATAACTCTGAGGTGATCCAAACTCTGAATCATAGAATAGCATTACCGCATCTGGATATGCTTTTAAATAGGCAGCTGCCATAAGTAAGGCAAAGGAAGTTTTAAAGTGTTTAGAAGGTCCAGCAAGAACTGTAAGACCTGGGGCTAACCCACCATCTACCGAACCAGATAGCGCAACATTAATCATAGGGACATCTGTTGGAACCATATCTTTTTCAGTAAAAAATTTAGACTCAGAAAGAACCGATGTGTGGGATAGTTTTGAGTTCTTTTTGAGTTTGTCCATAATTGACATACAATACTCCTCTGTATAGTATTAATTTATATATTATAACTCATATTATGAAAAATATAAAGTAAAAATATCATATTTTTCTAAAAAATATAATATAGAAAAAATTATGCATATAATAATAATTGATTTAGCAATGACTAATCCTGCAAATACAATAGCTTGAAAAAACCACTTTATTAAAAATAATAAAGCAAATAAGCCAATTGTATATGCAAAAAGTTCAAGCATAGCTCACGTTTTGCTCTAGCTCACGAGAATCTTTTTCATACTCTTTTCTGTATTCATTATTTGCACGAATAACCTCATTTAAAACACTAAACTCTTGGTTGGAGAAAGTATTAAATGCGGATGTATCTTTTGGGAAACAAGCGCCGCCATAACCACGTTTACCATCAAAACCTGGGGCTCTAGTATGTGATGTACCAATACGTGGATCTGTACCAATAGCATTTACTATATGACCAAAATTTCCACCAAACTTTTCTACTACATCATAGAATTGATTGAACCATAAAACTTTAGTTGCAAGAAAACAGTTAAGACCGTACTTGACAAAGCTGGCTTCTGTAGCAGACATGTGAAAAGCTGGACACGGTTTACATAGACTATATTCTTTATAGATTTCTTCCAAACGTAGAGTGGTTTCTTTATGTCCACCAAATACGTGCATATCTGGATTTATAAAATCAGAATTAGCATTAACTTCTGTTAGGAATTCTGGGTTATATACAACTCTTGAACTTGTGCCGCCGCCCCGAGTAAGAGATTTGATAATATCTGGTGTTACTGTAGATTTAATTACTATAATACCACTACGGCGTTGTTTAAGTTTTTTTACAGTTTCTACCACAATAGATGAATCAATCTCACCATTTTTACCCATAGGAGTTGGAACAGCCACAAAAGAAACATCTACATCTAGTGATTTAATACTATCGACACTATTTCCATATTTAGGATCAATAATAACTTTAGTACAATTATAATCATTAAACCCGTGATCAACAGCTTTACCAACAAAACCATGACCAACAATTGCTATTTTTAATTTAGAACCCATCGGGATATACTTCCTTATAATATTTACTGATAAGAGGCTCGCCATTCTTTACAAGCCTATCCATTAATTCTTCTACTGATATATTATAATATAATGCAACAGTTTTGTAAAGCATTAGTTCACTCCATAATATAGTTTATACCAAGAAACAAATCTTTCGACGCCTTCAGCAATTGAAACTGTAGGTTTATAACCGAGTTTTTGTAGTTTAGTTGTATCAGACCAAGTAGCTTGAGTATCGGCTGGATGTTTTGGTACAAGTTTACGTTTAGCTTTACGATCAAGATTAGTTTCAATATGATCAACAAAGTCAACTAATTGGACTTGTTCTCCATAACCAATATTATATATCTCATTAAATTCTTCAGTTTCAGATAAAGATTGATTTAAAACAATAACAATACCATTTACAATATCATCAACATACGTAAAGTCACGAATCATATCACCATAGTTAAATAGTTCAATTTCATTACCGGCGACAATATTTTTAGTAAAATCAAAGAGTGCCATATCAGGGCGACCCCATGGACCATAAACAGTAAAGAAACGTAAACCAGTAGTTTTGAGAATTTTACTTGAAATAAATTGACACTCATTAGTTGATTTAGTAAAACCATATGGATTTAATTGATAGCCAGTTTTTTCATTTTCATTCCACGGTAGTGGATTACCAGCCATAGTACAAGATGTAGATGCATATATTACATTTTCAATATTAGCTTCAGCACAAGCTTCAATTAAATTTTGAGACCCAGTAATGTTATTATCAATATATTTTTGAGGATTATCTAGTGAGTGCCGAACGCCTGCATATGCAGCCAGATGAATAACGGCATCAGGTTTATTGGCTGCAAAGAAAAGTTTTAACATTTCTTTTTCTTTTAAATCAAGGCGAGTTACTTCAACACCAAGATTTTTTAGATTATTTGCTCTATCTTCTTTTAGATCAACATCGTAGTAATCATTAAAGTTATCAAATGCTGTTACGGTATGACCTTCATCTATTAACTTTTGAATAAGGTGGTAAGCAATAAAACCAGCGCCGCCAGTTACTGTTATATGTGACATATTTTATTCTCCTTTATACCTCTATTATACACTATTATGGAGGTATTGTAAACTAAAAAAATTCAGATAAATCATTATCATTAAAATCTATATTAGAACCTTTAGGCATATGAGTAAACTTTTTCCATATCTGAGAAGGTTTCACCTTAACCCTACCGTACTCTCGGGTTATTTTAAAATTTGCTTCGGGCCAATATTTTTGTAATCCTAACGATCTATTTAGTCGCCAAGTGTCAGAATTATCGTTGCCGCCATTACCTTTTTTTGTGGCTTCTTTGGCTATTAATAGAGTATTAAATAGCAATGTACAATATTCTTTTGATAATACCTGTAAAGAATAATCTGTATCTTCTACAACATCATCTCTCCACTTTATATCATTATAATTATTAATAAGAACACCACTATAACATTGTTTGTTTATATCTATAGGATATTTTTTAGTCCAAGCAAAAATATCATGAGAAAATCCAGATATACCAATATTTTCAAACTGATCCGTAAAAGTTTCTATTATTGATATTAGTTTAGATGGATCTTCTTTTATGTTCTTACCATCTTTTCTTACTTTAAACGATCTTATATTATCATCAAACTGCCAATGATACTTTGCATTGGAATGTTCTTTACAAAAGTTTCTTACATATGGTATTCCTTGATTGTCTTTTTCTAGGCAGATCAGTTTATCATGTTTATGATAAATAGAGTATTGTTCATAGTCTTGAGGCTCAACCACAATTAAATAGTTGAGCCCGCTTTCTTCTAAAACTTTAGCTGTGACACAGGTAGGTCTACCCTTAGAAGGAATATATATTGGATACTTTATAACGCTATCAATTTCTTCTTTATAGAAATCATTAAAAAAATTATAAAATTTTGTTTTAGGCATAATTAAACCGGCAATTTATTTAATTCTTTTTCTTTTAACATTCTTATTGTACTTATATGAACATTATAACAACATTCGCACGCAAATACTTGACCCGGTTTTAATCCAGGAGGTCGAGGCTGTTTCATATAACCCATTAAGATTTTATCGACTGTAATTTTACGCAAATGTCCATAGCTGTGTCTCTGTTTATTTCTAATAGCCTTTTCCACATCAGTAAGTAAATCGGCTTTTCTAGCACCTTTTTTATCAATGGTACCACCTCTGAATTTATTATTACAGATTTCGCACGAAGGTGTTTCTTTATAATCATAAAGTTTTACACTATCTCCATATATATCTGTTCCATATACTACTTTAGCCATGATTAAATCTTACACCTAACAAAAATCAGATTTTCACCTTGCTCTTCCGCTTCTGCTGTTAAAAGAGTTTCTACTTCATTATTTTGTGCAAGTTGAAGAACTTTTGTTTCATTAGTAATAGGGCAAAAATATTCTGTAGTTATACGTGGAACTGAAAATCCATAAACATGAATCTTAGTATTAAAATCAAATTCTTGTTTCATGCCTGTAATAATTTTACGGTTTGTTCTTTCATTCTTAGGATCATTTCCGTATTGACTAATGCGACCTTTCCATCCATTTGATGATCCAGCTTTACCAATTTTTAATAATTGATCATTTACATACATTCCATATACAATGTCACCCATTGCTTTAAAATCACGAAGTTCAAGTCCTTCGGCTTTAGTGAACACTAATCTATTATAAGTGCGTGAAGGGTTATTATTGGTTAAATTTGTTGTATGTTCATGGATTGTAAAATATCCAAGATAAACACCGAATTTTTTGATATTTGTAGAAACATTAGTCATTTTGGATTCCTTCCGATTCTTTTCATAAGATAAACATAACATATTTTTAAGAGCTTGTAAACCCTTAAAGTGCATATTGGTTGTGGTTTTTAACATACCACTTTTCAGTAACAGGAAGACCAAACTCGTCTTCGTCTACAACAACCACGACGACCGTCTTCTTAACATGAGCAAATCTATAGCCCGTCATACCGCATACACCACCTCCGCCTACCCAAACTTTATGAGGGAAGTCTTCGGAAAAACCTGAAATAGGTTCATCGTTAAGTGAATACTCAAAGTAATTGCCGGTATCTTTCTCAACAAAACGACCGATAGGATCTTTTGTGTAAGTATAGTAAGCCATAAGAAGTCTCCGATTCTATCCGATTCTATTTACTCTTACAACATAACATAAAACAAATCACTTGTAAACCCCTAAAATGAACTTTTTTAAATATTTCTGTATGCATATTCTATAGCACGATCAGCTTCTACATTAAGAGGTCTATTCTCATATCTCTTAGCTGTATCAGCATCTAGTTGCTTGATTAGTTCTACAATCTCAAACGTATTTATAGGATACTGTTTTTTAATTGCACTACTTGCTATTGAAACCATAATCTTATAAACCATAGCATATCTTCCAGTATTATCAACATATGCTATATTCTTAAAATCTCTGATAAGATTTTTATTCACGAATGGGCAATCTTCATAGTTAGACCAACTAACACCAGTATTTTCCATTTTATTCTTACGATATTCTATAATAGATTTTTGCATTTCTGTTGGTAATCTATCTAAAAATGTACCAGTCTTTTTTTCTTGATATGAATGACTTGCCATTAACTCTTGAGGATTTATATAACTACCGCCAGTATTAGTAAAAATAAAGTTGAAAGCGCCAGAGTACGAACCAGGGATATAATACATTCGTGATAGATCCTTAGTTTGCGCATCGCCGATTGCTTGGAGTTCTGTGTTGAGTGCATACCAAAAATGTCTGATATTATCTCCTCTAACTCTTTCTGTAAGTGGGAAGACCAAACGAAACTTTGGTAAACTTTCTCTGCTGCTAGCAGTACTATAGCAAACAAAATAGTACTTACCATAGATACGAATAAGATCATCTTTTAAATCTCCTTTAAAC